AGGCATTTAATAAGTTTGTAGAGTCTCAGTTTGACTACGCACAAAACGCGCAAGCCTCTGAAATGGGCGGCTCAGTTGTTCCGTTCACATCAACAAGCGCAGCGGAAAGATTTATTAACTCGCATGGGACTAAGCAAAGCAAAGATACATACAAGAGGTCGATAACTTACGGCGGTGATATTTTTGAGTCTTTTGAGCTTGGTGAAAAAACAGATGACGGAAGATATTTGGATAAGACTGTTGTTGCTGTAGGATTCGAGTCTGCTAACGGTATTGGTAAATTTGCAGGTCAGGGCGAGCAGGTAATATATGATGGAAAGACTGGCAAGGAAAAAAGTAGGAAGATGGTTCCGACCCACTATATGAAACGTGACGTTACGGCAGAGCGCCAAAAAGAACAATTTGGGTATTATCCATATGACCCTAAATTTGACAAAGACGAAGAGCTATATAATCAGTATCAACAGTATGCAAGCCAAACCCAATACGGCTATTATTCAGGGCCACCGCCGATGCAGCAAAAAGCCTCAAAAACATCAAAGTTTGCAAAAGACGCAAAACTTTACATGACAGAAGACCACTGGAATATGACGTTTGCATAAGCCCTTGCCTAAAAAGCATTGTGTTGCTATTTTGCAATGTAGAGGAGACTGCTTATGAATGAAGGGAAGCGAAGGGAAGAACAAAACAGGGGTGAACGCGCCAAAGCATTGATGCGCGACCCTCTGATCGTAGAGGCGTTTGACGTACTTGAGGAGAAGTACATGAACGCTTGGAAAGATCCCTCGTCATCGCAAGATGAACGAGAAACGCTCTTTCAAATGTACCAAGCACTAATGGTGGTGCAAGGCCATTTGTCAGAAGTCATCGAGACCGGTGACTTAGCGAAACTGGAGCTAAACCTCCAAAGGAATCCGTAGAGGAGATTAGAAATGAGCGATGAACCCAGTACCCTGTTAGGATCCGGTGAGTCTCTAAACAAAGGTCAAGCTGTTGACCTTCTCTTGAATACCAACGCCCCTGAAGAGGCAAGCGGCGATATTCAGGAGCCTGTAGCCGAAACAGAAGCAGTAGAGCAAGAAGAGATTCTTGAAGATGCTGAAGAAGTTGAGGCCACATCTGAAGAGGAACTGGAAGGCGATGACGCTGAAGAGCTATCTGAACCGGAAGAGGAATTTGAAGATGAAGAGTATGACGTTGACCCCGAAGACGTAGAGTACGTTGAGGAAGAACTTCATACCGTAAAAGTTGATGGTGAGGAGATACAAGTAACCTCTGAGGAGCTTGTCAAATCATATCAGCTAGAACAAGCCGCGCAAAAGCGTATGCAAGAGGCCGCAGAACTTCGCAAGACTTCTGAGGCAGAATCGGCAGCTCTAGCGCAGCAACGCGAGAAGTATGGGCGAGCTTTGGAAGCTATTGAAGCCCAGCTTAACTCAGTGCCAGAGCAACCCAAAGAATATTGGGATAAGCTCTATCAGGAAGACCCTCTCGAATGGGCCAAGCAACGCGACGCTTTCCGTGACCGCAAAGAAAATGTGGCAAAGGTACAGGCAGAGCGTTCAAGGATAGATCGAGAGCAGCAAGAGCAAATGGCGCATCAGCATCAAGAGTATCTTGCAGAGCAGCAAAAACAGTTGCTTGAACGTATTCCTGAATGGCGTGATGACGAAGTGGCTATGCGGGAGAAACAAAATGTTATCTCTTATGCACAGCGCATCGGTTACAGTGAAGAAGAACTGGCGACGGCTAGTGACTCTCGTGCAATCGAAGTCTTACGCAAAGCACACCTATATGATGAGCTTATGGCTAAGAAGCCTGCCGCTCAGAAGAAGGTTCGCAAAGCACCGAAAGCAGTTAAGTCTGGTACTCCAAAGTCCAAGAAGCAAGTCAGAGCTAATCGTGACAAACAGGCACTTGAACGCCTAAATAAAACTGGCAGCAAAGATGCTGCTGTGGACTTAATATTAGAGAGAATGAGGTCTTAAAATGGCTCAATTTACTACTGCCAATGCTGTTGGCGAACGGGAAGACCTGAGTGACGTAATCACTCGCATCGACCCTGATGAAACCCCCATCTTTTCTGCTCTGAAAAAAGAGACAGGAAATGGCGTATTTGTCGAATGGCAAGTACAAGAACTGGCTGCTGCTGTAGCAACCAACCACCAAAACGAAGGCGCTGACGCTACTTATGCAACGCCGACTGAAACCACTCGCTTGGGCAACTACATGCAAATTTCGCAAAAAGATGCACAAGTTTCTGGTACGCTGGACGCTGTTGATAAAGCAGGCCGCGACAAGGAAGTTGCCTATCAAAAAGTTTTGAAAGGTCTTGAGCTTCGTCGTGACATCGAAAAGTATCTGCACTCTGATACTGCACGTTCTGGTTCTGACCCGCGTAAAGCTGGTACTTTGTCAAGCTGGATTACCAACGTAGACGATGCCTCTGGCACTTCTGCTGCTACTGGTAACGGCACGGATGTTCCTGATATGGCTGGTACGAACCGTGACCTGACTTTGGCTCAAATCGATACTGCCATGCAAGCTGCTTACACCGATGGTGGTCAGCCGAACATGCTGGTTGTTTCTCCGTCTAAGAAAGCCGCTTTCAGCGACTTAAACAGCGGTTCAGTTGCAACCAACCAAATCAACTATACTGCTCCTCGTGAAGCAGCTATCGTTGGATCGGTTTCGCTGTATCTGTCAGACTTTGGTCAGCTTGACGTTGTAATCGACCGCTTTGCTCAAGATGACCGCGTGTACCTGCTCGACAGTGACTACGCTTCAATCTGCACATTGCCGAACCGTAACTTTACCGTTCAGGAAATGGCGAAGACGGGTGACTCTGAGAAATTCCAAATTATCACAGAGTTCACGCTGAAAGTTTCAGCGCCGAAAGCCCATGCGGCTGTTTACGACTTGAACTAAGTTGTAAGTGTTGAGGGGGTAGCTTCGGCTACCCCCGTTCACTTTAGGGGAGAAAGATGAAGAAGAGACTTTTACAAAAAGATGCGGTCACGGGGAAAGAAACGTGGGCGCATTTTGATGAAGACGGTAAAATGATTTTTGAGAGCAGTCAGAATGTTGACGCTCTTCTTGCTAATAACCGCGATGAACGCAATGAATACCGCTCCGGTAGCCTGCAAGGTAATACGCAGCGACATCAACAGAAGGTTGCGGAAATACCCACAGCATTGTATCATCAGCTAATTCAAGAGCTAGGCCAACCAAAAGATAATCCTAATGGCTGGAAGAAATGGCTCAATGACTATGACAACAGGTTCTTTAGAACAAGTGGCGGTAGAGTATAATGGCAATCGGAACTTACGCAGAACTTAAAACGGCGATTGCGAACTTCTTAGCTCGTGATGATTTGACTGACCGTATCCCTGAGTTTATCTCTCTTGCAGAGGCGCGTATGAGCCGCGAACTTGGTACACGCTCCCAAACAAAACGAGCCAATGCAACCCTTTCTGCCGGTGACGCATTTGTTTCTCTGCCGACTGATATGCGTTCCATTCGCTCCGTCAAGCTAAACACAACACCGACTGAGGTGCTTGAGTATTACACACCTATGGCGCTTGACAGCCACTACACATCTAATGCAACAGGCAAGCCTCGCGCCTACACAATCTTTGGTAGCGAAATTAAGTTTGCACCTACACCTGATAGCGCCTACACGGCAGAGCTTATTTACGGTGAGGGTGTTGATGGGCTGTCTGACAGTAACACTAGCAATACAATCTTAACTCGTCATCCTGACGCATATCTATATGGCTCTTTGGGCGCTGCTGGTGTATATTTGATGGATGACCAGAAAACTGCTTTGTATGAGCAGTTGTTTACACGCGCAATTACAGAGATTAAACGTGAAGAAGCTGAGGGTCAGTTTGCTGGCTCTGCTCTTCAAATGAAATCTGATTACGGAGAATAGACATGAGCGCAATGAGCGATTACTTGGAAGATGCCTTCCTTGACCACTTCTTAGGCACAAGCAGCACCTCTGCTCCTGCCGCTGTTTATATTGGGCTGCACACTGCTGACCCGACTGATGCTGGCACCGGCGCTGAAGTAAGCGGCAACGGCTACGCGCGTCAGGCTATGGCGTTTGGTGCGTCGTCATCCGGCACTGCCTCTAATAGCGGTGCTGTTGAGTTCCCTGCTGCCTCTGGCGGTAACTGGGGTACGATTACGCACATCGGTATTTACGATGCTTCGTCCTCTGGCAACCTGCTGTTCCACGCAGCATTGACGGCTTCTAAGACAATCAATGATGGTGACATCTTTAAGGTAGCAGCTTCAGGCGTTGACATTACGGCGGCCTAGTCATGGCTGACATCGTAGGGCCAACACTTGAGCAGTTAGATAACTGGGGCGACTTAGACAGTCTCCCCTATTCGCTAGATAGTTCTATCTGGCTGACTGCCGCTCTGCGTGAGGGTGAATCCACCCCATCCACATCTGCATCTGTAGCCGCTGTTGGCTTTGGTATTTTTGAGGGTGCTGCCGCAGCATCTACAGCATCTACCGTAACTTCTGAAGGCGTACGCATACGGCTTGGCGCGAGTAACATAAATGTTACCAGCACTGTTGCTGCTGATGGTATTCGTATCCAGTTTGGTGCGTCTGCACTTGCTGGGCCGTCTACAATGTCAGCAGAGGGTGTGCGTATTGTTGTTGGTGCCGCTCAACCATCTGCGACTGCTACAGCAACAGCAGAAGCTATTAGGGTTGTCATTGGTGCATCTTCACTGTCTGCAAATGTCTCCGTATCTGCTGACGGTATTCGCATCCAGCTTGGCGCGTCCTCTATCTCTTCTTCTGCAAGTGTTAGTTCTGCTGGGATCCGTGTGCGGGTTGGTGATAGCTCTGCATCTACTTCTGCGTCAGTCAATGCAGAAGGTGGCCTACTTGCAACCGCTACAGCCAGCCTGCAAGCCTTTGCCACCATCCCAGATGTTACCGCTAACTTTGAGGTATTAGGGACTGCTAACCCGCAGCCCATCGCCACAGTAGCCGTAGAGGCTGAAAAACTAGGCGAATTGTGGGGTATTATTGCGCCGGAAGGTGAGGTATGGTCTGAGGTAGCAGATGAAGGTGAAAGCTGGACTGAGGTGCCTGCCGGAGGTGAAAGCTGGACACCGATTACTGCCGGTTCTGAGACTTGGACAAACGTGTCTGCTGGAAATGAAAGCTGGAGTTCGCAATGATTAGCTTTGGGGAATTTTTACCTGACCAATCAGATTTTGGTAATGCGGGTGTTACAGTAGCCAACAACGTCATTCCTGCGGCTGCTGGCTATGAGAGTATGCAAAGCATTTCTCCTATTAGTGGCGTCGCTGATGAGGTGATTGTCGGTATGTTTGCTGCTGCTGATGATGATGGCAATGTTGGTCTGTATGCTGCTGATCGCACAAAGATTTACAAGTTTGATACGACTGATGGTTCGCTTGATAATGTTAGCAAGTCTGGAAATTACAGCACTGGCGCAGAAGACCGCCCTCGCTTTGTTCAGTTTGGCGAAGCTGTGATTAGCACAAACTTTGCCGACCCCATTCAAACAGCTACTGCTGCTGGCGCTGGGTTATTTGCTGACCTTTCTGCTGATGCGCCAAAGGCCAAGTATCTTGCTGTTGTGCGTGACTTTGTAATGACCGGCTTTACGCATGACTCAACAGACGGCAACAAGCCCTATCGTGTACGCTGGTCTGCGCTGGGTGATTACACAAGCTGGGCTGTGTCTCCTACAACCCAAGCTGACTTCCAAGACATCCAAGATATGGGTGATGTGACTGGACTTGTCGGCGGTGAATATGCCACTATTCTTATGGAGAAGGGCATTGTACGCGGTAGCTACATCGGTGCGCCACTGATATTCCAGTTCGATAAGGTGGAAACGGTGCGTGGTTGTAAGGTTGCTGGCAGCGTTTGTAATGTTGGTCACAGTGTCTTCTATCTGGCTGATGACGGCTTCTATATGTTTGATGGTGAGCGTTCTCGCGCCATCGGTGCAGAAAAGGTAAACCGTTTCTTCTTGGAAGACTGGGACGGTGCATATGCTAAGAATATGACAGCCTCTGCTGACCCGCTCCGCCAGATTATTGTTTGGTCTTATGCAAGTACGGCGGCTACGAATGGTTCAC